GCCGAGGTGCGTCCGGTCGGTAGCTCCTCGCTCAAGGTCAAACTCGTGGAGGAGGCGAAATGAGCGCGACCCTCGCCATTTCCATTGCCGTGCTGACGCTCGGCTCCTGCTTCGCCTGCTACATGTTGGGCCGCGATAGCTACCGCAACGAACTCCGTGACTTCCAAGAGCGCAAGCGCCGCTGGGAGGAGTTCGACGACCAATAACAATTTCCTCGCCAGGTCTCATTGAGACCGCAGGGGCAAAGGGGGGCCGCGCATCCCAAAAAACGCGGACCAAACAACAAATATGAACATCATTAAAGGCAAACAACAACGCGCACAGCGCGTAGTTCTATACGGCGTTGAGTCGGTCGGAAAATCGACCTTTGCAGCGCAGTTCCCGAAACCGCTATTCCTCGACATCGAACAAGGCACGAGCCACCTGGATGTTGACCGGTGCGACATCAATAGCTGGAAGCAACTCACGGACGCATTGGCCGAGGCTAAAGCAACCGACTACAAGACCATCGTCATCGACAGCGCGGACTGGGCAGAGCGGCTCTGCGTCGAAGACCTTCTGGCTACCAGCAAAAAGACCAGCATCGAAGACTTTGGATACGGCAAGGGCTGGGTCATGGTCGCGGAGCGCATTAGCCGCATGCTGACCAGCATCGATGCGTTGATTGACGGCGGTAAACATGTGGTCCTGATAGCTCACTCCAGGATCGTCAAATTTGAGGCCCCCGATGCGCTCGCACCTTACGACCGATACGAGCTAAAACTGAGCAAACAGTGTTCCCCGCTGCTCAAAGAGTTTGCGGATGAACTCTGGTTTTTGAGATTTAAGACCAAGGTCTCGACTACCGACACAGGACGCGGAAAAGGACTTGGCGGCAAGGAGCGCGTCATGCTCACCACACACAGCGCGGCCTACGATGCAAAAACTCGCAGCGGTCTCGCGGAGGAGCTGCCGTTGGAATGGGCTGCGGTCGCTCATCTCTTCCAGCCGGTGGCAAAACCCAAGGCCGAGCCTGCGGTGGGAATCAGGCGCGAGTGGATGGCCACGCTTGAAGCTAACGAGGAGATCGTGAACGCCTTCCTCGTTGGCAACGGTTCGATCACCGAGGGCCAGACATGGCGAGACGCGAGCGAGAAATTGCGCCAGCAGATCGTAGCACGGCCAGAGGATTTGGTCTCCAAGGCAAAAGCCGCGCAAATGGAGGTGGCAGCGTGATTAAGGAAATCTCCCCTTCAATGACAGACAAGCTGGAGGAATGCGCACTCTTTACGGGTTCGCCGGGGTCCAGCCCTGCTGCGGAGCGTGGCACCCTACTGGATCGGGCGCTGCGTGAGCTTTTCCTCGATGACCCGACTACCTTCGACACGCTCAACGATGAGGACAAAATGGCCGTGGAGTGGGGCGTTGCCGAACTACGCACCCTCTCCGGTGGCTACCATGTGGAAACCCGTGAGGAGTATCTCGGCATGGAAGTGCCAGGACTTTCCAAACCCGGCACAGCGGATGCGGTATGTGTTCGCGCTAAGTGGGTCGCCGACTGCAAAACCGGACAAATTCGCAAATATAGAAATCAGCTTTGTTGCTATGCCCTTGCTTGTATGCAGGAGCATTTTACCAATTCGTGGACCGCTCATGTGATCTACATCGATCAGCGACTGCGGAGAACTTACAACTTTACGCGAGAACAAGCGGAGGAGCTTGTAGGGAACCTCATCGCAGAGGCGTCGAGCCGGTTGGCCGAGCCTACGCCGAATGAGGCATGCGGCTGGTGTGCCAATTACAACACTTGCAAAGCCATCGTGCGCCAATCCTCCGAGGCGTTGGCTTTGGTTTACTCCGAGACATCTATCGAGGAAATCAAAGCCAAGTTGCTCGCCAATCCCGTTGATTTTTCAATCTTTGCTAAGAATTGGAAGAGCGCGGAAAAGGAAATCGCCAAGCCGCTGCTCAAAATCCTCAAAGAGCGCGTTGACGCTGGCGAGGAGATTCCAGGCTGGAAGGTCTCAGAATCCGCCGGCGAGCAGTATGTCGAGACCCAAGCCATCGCCGAGGTCGCAAAGCATACCTCCATCGAGACGCTCATCATTGCCATGGGTGGGTCAATGAGCGGTGAAAAATTTCGCCAATTCTGTGCCGATTCCGGCGTGGAAGTGAACGAAACGGCCATCAAGCGGGGAGCCGGAAGCAAAACCCTGCGCCAAACCAAAATCAAATAACTTATGCCAAGCTACAAACAACAAGAACCACAAGCCCCACAGATCGCACCCGGAAAACACAAGGTCGAGATCGAGGGCGCTGAACTGAAAGTGTCACCCAAAACCGGCAACGAATACATCCGGATGAAATGCCGGGTGAAATTGCCGGACGGGAGCAACGGCGGGACGATCTACGACAACATGGTGTTCGTCGCCAAGGCCGCATGGAAGATCGACCAAGTGCGCGAGGCGCTGGGCTTTGCCATCGTGCCAGACGAGACCGCCAGCGTGGAGCCGGAAGACCTCCTCGGACGCAGCGGAACGGTGATCGTCGAGTTCAACGATGAGACCGGATACCACGAGGTCGCCCGTTGGGTGTCGGCAAAGGAGCTGGCCGAGGCCAAGGCGATTCTCAACGCGCCGTCGAAGGCTGTGACAATCCACACCAATGCGGATGGGGATGACATTCCGTTTTAATCCAAACAACAAAAGGAAATAAAAATGAAGGCTGAACTTAAAACAATCACTCCAGAGTGGGCTAAAAAAATACTAAACGAAAAAAATACAGGCAATCGAACAATGCGTCGTTTGCATGTTGATTCATTGGCAAAAGAAATATCAAAAGGAAGATGGAAAGTAACTGGAGATACTATTTGTCTTTATGGAGACAGGCTAATAGATGGACAGCACAGGCTTGCAGCCGTTGTGCAATCTGGAATAGCAATACAGGCATTTGTAATTGATGGACTGCCATCAGATGTTTTTGATACCAAAGACATAGGGAAGCGAAGAAGCGCAGCAGACACATTGGGCGTGCGAGGAGAACAAAACGCATGTCGTTTAGCTGCATCTTTGGTCATGATAGATAAATACATGACAAGTAGGGTTGATAAATCTGTCACTTACAGCAACACAGAAATTGAGGAATTATTAGAAAAATATCCTGAAGTAAGAAGCTCCTTGCAAATAACATATGGAAATAAAGGATTGCTAACACCTTCCGTTCTTGATTCTTGCCATTATTTATTTAGCAAAAAGGACTTATTACTTGCAAATGAGTTTGTTGAAAAAGTTATGCGCGGAACAGGGCTGCAAGAAGGAGAACCTTGGTATGTCCTGCGTGAAAGATTGGTAAAAAACTCATTATCAAAAGCAAAACTTCAAAAACCATATTTGATGGCGCTGTGCATCAAGGCTTGGAATTTTGCTCGTTTAGGAAAATCAGTGCGTTGTTTGCGTTGGCGTGAAGAAGGAAATGCAACTGAGTCGTTTCCAGTCATTCAATAACTAAATGTCCGATGACCCGCGTCACATCCGCCTTTCGTTGCGGTTGGTCCTGTGTGCGAACGAGTGCCTGGTGGGGCCTCGTTTGCACCGGGGCAAGCCATTTCCGACCTACCAGCCGACCTATGCGCTGGAGGATCGGGAGGTGGCCGAGGCGGATCTGGCGAGGATTCGGAACTATCTGAAGGAGGCCGAGGAAAAGAAATGGAAATGATGCAACTGGAGCTTTTTACCGAGCGCAAGGAACATCGCCTTTGCCCCTACTGAAGGAAGCGCATCGGGGAGTGGCCGGGGGAGGTGCTGGACTCGCGGCATCACCCGGACACCACGGGATGGAGTATGGCCACGCAGGGCTTGAAGTTTGCCACTTGGATATTCAAGGCCCGTGAAATGAGCAAAACGGAATTTCGGCGCTGGTGCCGGTTTAACCGCCGGGTGCGCCGGTGGGACATGAAAGGTATGAAATAAATGAGTGAATGGATCAAAGTCGAACACCACATCCACGAGAAGGTGGAGGTGGCAACGATTGCCGAGTTGACCGGATTGGACCCGGATGCGGTGGTCGGGAAGCTGTGCAAGGTGTGGTCGTGGGCGTCACGGAATTGTCACGGTGACGGCGTGACAGGAATTGCATCACTGCGAATTATCCGCGAAATTACGCGCTGTGAGACCTTCGACGAAGCCATGGCAAATTGTGGGTGGATCACGATCAAAGGCGACAAAGTAAGCTTCTCAAACTTCGACAGACACAACTCGCAAACAGCTAAAGAGCGAGCACTTGCCACGCAGAGAAAGTGGAAGCAACGAGCCAACGAATCTGTCACGAAAATGTCACGCTCCAAGCGTGACCAAAACGGGACTAGAAGAGAAGAGAATAGAGTCGGGGTCTTCGACCCCTCTCCGGTGACTTGTCTATGA